ACTGAAGCTCTTCTACACCACGCAGACCCTCACCCTAAAAAAGCTCTCCGAGAGCAGTGCTGGAAAGAGATGTCCGAGTGTGGTTTATTCCATGCCGACGTATGGATGAACGAAGCGCAGAAAGTGTGGGTGAAGTTTAAAAATGATGAATGGATGAAACCTGGCAAGATACCTCGTGTGATTGGCGATCTGGGAGTAGCCGCTTCACTGCAAGGTTTTAGAATTTGTGAGTTCTTGAAATCTGCCATGGCCAAGTCAACCATCATGCTCGGTTCCGTCACCACTGAGTTCGTCAAGAAACCCGATCATGACGTGCTAAAAAGAGTCTTCGATAACCTAATACACCCACCAGAGGGCGGTTACTACGCCTACTTCTCTGACGACTCATGTTTCTCCATCAGAATAGGAGACCGCGTCAGAATGTTTAATTTGGACATCGCTTCATGTGACTCTTCACATGGCAACGGCGCCTTCGCCACCTTGATAGCCCTGACTCCTGAATCTCTGCAGAGTGAGATGATCGATCTCCTTGAGCAATGCTCTAGGAGTTTCCAGATCAGAAACCCTGAGGACCCAAGGATGAAAATAACTATCAAAATCAAAGGAGAAGAGCGCTACGTGCTATATAGCGGTTCCGTTATAACCACCCTCATCAACAACGTTGCTAACATCATGATTGCTGCATCTATATCTATGCGAAAAATAACGTCAGGACAAGACATTATGGATGCCGCAGCCCAAGCAGGATACGTCATCACGGGATGTAGTGAAGACGAAGAGTGCATGATCCCCGAGGATCTTCAATTCCTCAAACACTCACCTTGCTTAAATGACGACAATGAGTACGTACCTATCCTCAACCCCGGAGTCTTACTTCGGACTACCGGACACGCTAAGGGCGACCTGCCTGGCAAGAGGAATGTGCCATTGATCGATCGTGCTCGCAGTTTCCAGAAGTCGCTGCTACAAGGCATGTACCCTCGTACTATCACGCCAATCATCGACTCCATGAAAGAAGCTGTTGCATCTGCAACCGTCTGCAACCACAACGAACAAACAACCGCGAAGACTCTCGCATTCAAAGTCACGACAACGGAACTCAACCGCATCGCCACCTGCGACCTACTTCGTAGATATCGCCTCACTGCGGAAGAGGAGCACTGGATGGAGCATTACTTCTCTACTGTAGGGTATGGGCAAATTGCTTCTCATAGTGCACTTGACAAAATACTCGAAAAAGACTATGGAATCACC